CATTGAGCTGCATAGAGTTCACGAAGAGGCCATTGAGAATGCTAACGCCGATCCGTTGAATTTTGGCGTATCCCTCAGTGGTTGGGTGTATGCTGACGCAATGCTGGATCAGTATGACACCTTGATGATTTTTGGTGGCAATCGGTCGTCTAAGACCGAGTACGGGGCTAGAACTGTCGTAAAGGCTGCGCTTGAGAATCCCAATTCCATCATCGTGTGCTTTGCCCAGGACTCGGATGCATCTATCCGCACTCAGCAGACTGCGGTATGGCGATATTTGCCGCCAGAAATCAAGGAGAACCGAAAGAAAAGCGAGACTGAGTATATTAACTACAAGGTTAAGACTGGATTCTCTGGTCAGTCCCTCATTCTCCCTAATGGTTCCCAGATCCTCTTTCACACGTATAGCCAGTTCATTGCTAACCGAAGCAAGTTCGAGGGTCTTGAACTTGGTTCTAAGACTCCGACGTGGCATAATATTGGACTGTGGCCTGACGAATATCTCGAAGATGGAGACTTAATTCGCACTATGCGCTTCCGCCTTGCAACACGTGACGCTAAGATGGTGCTCACGTTCACTCCGATTGACGGCTATACTCCATTCGTAGCAGAGTTCCTGAAGGGTGTAGAGACGCTTACAACGCGACCAGCGCCGCTACTAGATGGCGAAGAGGTTCCAGTCACTCAATACAGCGCAGAGAAGGATGCTGGAATCGTATACTTCCACTCGGAGTTCAACCCATTCGGCGGATATGAGCGTATCGCTAAGGAGCTAAAACATAGCTCAAAGGACGAAATCAAGACTCGCGCATATGGTATTCCAGTGAAGTCTATGACATCGCTGTTCCCAATGTTTAGCGTAGGCGTGCATGTCCTTGAAGATAAGGACTTTCCAGATATTAGCGACAAGAGGCAGTTCACGGTTTATCAAGTAGTTGACCCTGCTGGTGCTCGAAACTACACTAGCCTACATGCTGGTGTGACTGGGATTGGCAGCGACACTACTATTTATATCCGCAGGGAATGGCCTGACCGTGATACATACGGTGAATGGGCGGTATTTGGCGACCCCCACTGGAAGTTTGGGCCAGCGTCTAAGAAGCTAGGATATGACGTAAAGGGTTATGTTGACCTGTTTAAGGGACTCGAAGAGGAGCTTGGTGTGGATGTGTTCGAGCGAATCGGTGATTCTCGATTCTTTGCCAATGAGAATGCCGACAATACTGACTTGTTTACTCAATTTGCAGAGCACGACTTTCACTTCGTCCCATCACTAGGGATCAAGGAGGAACAAGGTCTAACTGGGCTAGACGACTGGTTCTATTACAATCCGAACCTTCCTACTGACTCAGCTAATAAGCCGCGCATATTTATTCATGAAAGCTGTAAGAATCTGATCTACGCCATCATGAACTATGGAGCGCAAGGAAAGAAGGACGAGGCGCTAAAGGACTTTATTGACACTCTTCGCTATTTGCGAACCGCGAATGGGGGAGATGGGCCAGAACACTACGAGAACGGGAGGTTGGGAACCTTGGTTAGCTCTGGGGGGTATTAATTATGAGTAACGAAACATGTAAATCACTAGCAGAACAGCTAGGTAAACCATACACGGCAATGCGCATCGGTAAGCTGCGGGCTGCTGTGTGTTCAGAAGAAGACCTAGACGGCAACGAAATCCTGCCTTCTGGAGTACTAAAGATCATGGCACAGATCAAGGGTGAGCTTGACGTAATCGAAGAAGCCGCACCAGAAGTGGTCACGGTTCGCGTCCTGCATCATCAGACTGGCAACCCTCGCTTCATCTATGCTGAAGACTTGGAAACCAAGAAGAAGGTGTCAGTGCTAGTTCCAAAGCGTCACAAAGACATAATCAACCACAAGGGCAAACGCCTAAAGGTAAACCGAGGACAATTAGATGGAAAAATGCAATATCGTTACCCCGCCAAGTAAGTGGGAAATCAGAGATTGTTCTGAATACTGGTCGGCAATAGACTATCAGCGCCTTCTTCATGGCGAGATATTCCCAGCACTTACTAACGAAGACTTAGAAGACAGTCTCGGCCTTAGCGACCGAGGTATGGACTTCATCCTCAAGAGGTTAAAAGAAAAACATAGCCACATGGCGTGATAACATTAAAATAATGGCTACATATCGAGATCAAGACAGCGACGAGTCGGAAGTTTACTACGACGAAGACTTTGACTATAATCAGTTCAAGGAGACTTTTGACGAGGACGTTGATAATCTCTCTGACTTTATCAAGCGGTGCAGCGACTCTTCGGATATTCGACGCTGCCAATGGGCGGGCAAGACACCAGACCTAAAGAAGTCATCTGAGACGGCATTCCCATTTAAAGACGCTTCCGACACGGAGGTTCACCTAGCTGAGTATCATATATCGTCTCAGACGGCAATCAACGAGAACGCTCTGCGCAAGTCAACCATCAAGGCTTACCCGCGAACAGCTCAAGACATTCAGCGAGCGACGGAGGTTACAGTCTTGCTCAAGTGGTTCAGAGATGCTGGCATTCCCGAATTCTGGCAACAGATGGAGAAAGCCGACAACTACGCGCAAGAGAAGTCTCTACGTGTGGCCTACTGCGATTACAAGTCACCAACGAAGCGTTCATACGAGAAGATTTTCGACCTAGAGGAAATTCAAGAGTCATTTGGAGATGTAGCCCCAGATTTCATTGAAGTCCTCGCGGACGAAGATCGTGTAGACGAAGCACTAGAAGCCCTAAACTCAATCCCCAACTGGGAGCTGAATGAGAAGCGAGTAAAACGTGCGCTAAAGGAACTGCGAGAGAAAGGCACAGCTACCATTCCCGTAACCATCGAAGACTCTGGTAGGCCTGTATTGCAGGTTCTAGCCCCAGATGAGGAGTTCTTTGCTCCGTCCTACACGACTAATTTCTGTGATGCCCCACGCTGTCACGTCCGCAAGCCTATGACAGCTCAAGAGATTTTGAGCCGAGTGAGTGCGGAGGGATGGGATCAAGAGTGGGCAGATTGGGCTGTAGAGAATGAGCGAGGCACACTTAACGCCTTCCGCACTAGCAGCGCAACACGTAACCCACGCGAACCTTCACGCATTGATGACGAGCGCGACTTGATTGACGTGGTGTTCACATTTGAGAAGCTCATTGATCGTGATGATCTAGCGGAGGGCATCTACC